TCCTTGTGTAGGAAGTAACTTTAATATTGATATAGTTTTATGAATATTCATTAATGGATTCTTTTTAATAAATATTTAAAACGGACCTTTTTCGATATGTTTTTTACTTTTATTAGAAGTTGAACCACTTTGGCTAGATATTTCATTTTTTTTCTCTATTATTTGATTTAGTTTGTTTGTATAGAATTTTCTTAAATAGATTGGCATATCATATATAGTATTCCAAGACCATCTCCCTTCTCCTAACCAAACTAAATCAAAAATATGATCATGTAATCTTGGTTTATCAGTTGGTTTCAGGCCAAAGAAGTTCTGGTCCAAATTGAAACCCGGCAGTAAAGGTGCCTCCATCTTCACCTTCAAACTCATATTCTTTTAAAATTGCTGGAGCATTATCTGAAACATATCTTTGAAATTTTCTAGAATCTGCTAACGAAAATTTATATTTTAAAAATTCATCAATTTCTTCAGAAGTACGTTTTCCGTCTACCTCACGAATTGTGCTTAACAAAAATGAAGATATTAATCGTTCATTGTTAGTATTTTTATTTTGTTTTAAACAATATGAAAATTTAATAACTGAGTCATTAGAGCAATTAAAACTTGATTCTCCATTTTCGTTTGTAGTTAACTCAAAATCTTTGTATTGCACTTTGGTTAAGTCAATTGTTCTATTTAATATACTATTAGTTTTTGGATCTGTTACTGTTACTGGATAATCACTACCGTATGCTAAAATTCTAGATGTTAATATAATAGCTTCAACATCACAACTAGCTAGTTCTGAAACATTTATATCTTGTAGTGTAATAGATTCTATTAATTTGTCTAAAACAACCCCTTGTTGAATATATGATAAATTAGTTAATATATCTTCATCATATGCAGTCATATGACGTATTTCAATTATTCCTTCTCGCAATGGATGATCTTTTGGATATATTTTTCCTTGAGATGGTAATTGCACTATTTCAGATGGAATAGTAGACGTCTTTTTATCTACATATTGTTGTTTTGCTAAATCAATTAAATTTTTGTCGTTGTAACGATCTGTTACTTTTGTCATATAAACTCCTTTTTAATAACTTTATTATAAATATTAGTTACTTGAAAAGTAGAGTGTATATATAAATGCCGTGCCTAGTATAGCACCTATAAAACTAGTTACTTGATTTCTTTCAGATCTAGATAATTGATATCCTATTCTTTTTTCTAAGCTCCATAATTTATTGGTTCTGGGCTTTATATATGTAAATAACATTGTTGGAACTACAGTAAATGCTAATGATGAAAATTTTGGATTTCTTGTTAACCCTCTTGTATTATAATATGTGTAAAAATAAGTACTAAAAAATCCGACTGTAAATGGAATTCCTGGATTATAATCTTGATATCCTTTAGTCCTGCCTATTATATAATCGTTCATTTGTATTGTGGTAAATGGCTGTCCTTTTTCTTTGTATAATATAGACAATTTATTATTTTTTTTATATCCAAATACAAGTTCTGATGGTATATCTTTTATAAAATTATTTTTTTTATAAAATATAATATCATGATTAGTAAACAATATCTTTCCAACTATAGGTTTTTCTTCAAACCGGAAGATAGTATCTTGACAATATATATTGTAATTACAAATAAAGAATAAAAGAAAATATAGATATTTCATATGTTACCGGGCTATTATTGTAACAGTATGAATGATGATGACTTATTTATATATAAATATTATAAACCAGTAAAAATGGGAGCAAAATACTCCCATTGTTTTTAATAAATTAATATTTTAATACTGCAAAGTCGTATGACAATGTTAATGAAATCTCTACAGCTGCTTCATTTGACCAATCCATATCACCAAATGATGCATCACTAATATAAGCTCCATTTAATTCCCACTCTTCTATTTTCTCGCCGGTTGGTGATAATGAGTAAAAATTAATGTTTCTTTTATATTTAGCTGGTCCGGTTGCATATCCATCTCTACCTGTTAATGATTCATGATGATTACGAACCCAATTCATTACTGCTTGAGCGCCTGACGGTACGATAGCATCATACAATGTTATAGTGATATCTTGCCATCTTGTTTTACCTTTAACTTTTCTTTCAACATTAATGTGATCTAACACTACGTTACCATTATTAACACTTGGTCTACCAGAAGCTTTAATTAAATGAGATGGAATATCTTCAAATTCCATAATAAACCTATTGGTCATTTTAGGTTCCCAATCAAATGCTTTAGCAAATAAGTCAGTGTAATCAACTCCTGCTAAGTTTTGATTTAGTTGGGTTTGTCCTTGATTTGGTAATTTTTTAAGTAAATCTATGTTTATTGACATTGTATATCCTATTTTTATATAAATATATTCATTTCTAAAAATTAATCAGGAAATGAAGCACCAGTTGGTTGAATAGTGAAGTCTAACACAATAAATTCCGCAGTTCTGGTTGGCTGTAAAAATAATTGACCTATTAAAAAGTTTTGATCAATTACATCTGGAGTGTTATTTGTTTCATCCATTATTACACGGAATGCACTTAAACCTGACTGAGCTACTATATCTTGTAAATAAGGATTTACTATTTGCAAGAATCTATTTCTCGTTGATGCTGTATTTTGTTCGAATACTAAAAATCTTGTTGCCGAAGCAATGAATTTTTTAACTGTAATTAATAATCTTCTAACGTTTACTCTATCTAAAGCAGACGGTAAAGCTTGTAATGTTTTTTGTCCCCAAATACATACTCCTTCATTTGGAAAGTTTGCAATTGGATTAATTCTATTTTCATATAATTCATCACGATCTGATTGAGAAAGTCTTATATATGTTTTAGATACCATAGACAAACCACCTCTATTTAATCCAGCTGGGGCAAACCATGGATGTGCAATTCTATCAGTAAATGATAAAACACTAGGTACAACTACAGATGGTGGAACCCATAATGCTTTAGGAGCTCCTACCGGTTGAGTTAATACCCATGGATAATATGTTGCAGCATAACTTGAATCTAATGTTTTAACGGTAGTTTTAGCAGTGCTAATATTACTTGTTTTTCCTACTGCATCCATTACATAAAATGCATCTGCTCTAGCTTCGCATAATGTTATACCAGCATTTGTTACTGATGAATGTAATTCATGAACTACACCTGGTGTTATTAACATATTAAAGTCGTATTGATCTGTATTTGATAATGTGTTAAATGCATTTTTATATGCAGTCGTTCCAGATTTCCCATCTGCAGAACAATCAAATCCAAATGCATTAGTGGAAGATATATTTTCTCCTGCATATTTTGGTAGATTTGGTCTAGAACCATCAAATCCTCCTTGAATAGGAATAATAAATTTTCTAGTAGAAACTGCTACTCTAGAATCTATAATTCCAGCATCTAATGCAGTTCCAATACTTCCACTATATGGAGCTGAAGACGGGAAGCTAGCTGCTGCGTCTTGATTGAGATCTCCTAAATAAAAGTCTACGTTTGATCCAACTGACGATCCAGACGTTGGAGTAGGAGCAAGATAATTTAAATTATTTTCGTTAGTATAATCAAATCCAAAGAATATATTAGAATTATATCCTGATGACCCAATTTGGGTTGTTATATTTGAAGTAGCAACTAAATTAATACTCGCAGACGGATTTGCAATTGGAGAACTTATTGCTTTGAATCCAAATGGTACGGCACTAGGATTAATTTTATTTTCAACAGATGTTGCAACTTCAATTCTTATATATTTTGAATTATTTTCATAAGTTCCTGATTCAACTAGTCTTTTAGATGCAGCATCTATATATTGATGTACATCTCCAATTACTTTGGAAATATATCTAGGTGAGTCTGGATTTAAACTTAAGTTAGTAAATGATTCTAATATGTTAGGAGATATATCAGTGTCATTATAATCAAATGGAGATGCTAATATATTTTTATTATTAACTCCTCTTACTACTAAATCAAATTTACCATAGCCGGTTTGCTCTGGATTTTCTGCGGCAGTAATAATATTTTGTATACCTATTTTAAAATCATAATTTTCTCCATTGCCATGAGATAATGCATGTGCTTTAAATAAGTTTTTTGTTGTTCCACTTATTTTTTGTGATGTAATAAATGGGGTAGATGGTGATTTAAAGTCTTGTAAATATTCATAATTACTTATTATCTGCATTTTAACAGATACATTGCCTAAATTATTAAATTGACTTTTAATATTTTTGTTTTCATATTGAACATATACTGGATAATCAATTGACTTTGGATTTCTTCCAAATATTTTTTCGATATATGCATTACTAGAATCATTAATAGAAGCTGATACAACTGTATTAACACCTGTTGTTGAAGCAAATCCAGAATAACCAGGATATGTTGCGTCAACTCCATATGAACCAGAAATTTTTACAGAGAATGATCCTGACTCTCCATTTGATATAGATGACTTTTCAAATATATTTGAATCAGCTGAATAATTTATAGGAACGGTTGGATGAAGAATATGGGATACAAAGCTTTTCTTTCCTGCTCCAGAACCAGATTCAGCAATAACTGCTAATGCTCCATTTGTTAATTTATATCCATTTTCATACAATAATCTTGTAACAGTTAATGTTCCTGCATTATCTAGATATTCTTTTGCTGTAAATGGTAAATATGAATCTTCTGTATATGATCCGAATATACTTTCAAATTCAGCGTAATTTTTTACTTTTGTTGGTATTTGTGCTGGACCTTTAATAGTTGGTCCAATTAAAGCAGCTCCTATTTCACCAATTCCTTGAGGTAAAAATGACTGATCAATTTCATTAGTAAATACGCCTGGCGATACAATTCTTTCGGCCATCGATTATTCTCCTATAATTATGTTTATTATAAATATATAACAAAACTTGAAAAAACTAGTTATTTGGCGTAAATGTGCCTTCTTGAAGATTTATTTGGCCTTGACCATATTTTTCTTGCAAACTTTGAACTAGTTCTTGTTCTTGTTTTCTCAATTCATCAAATTTGTTAAATATTTCATTTTTCTTTTCTTCAATCATTAGCAATTGGTTGCTTAATGTTTTTTCATCAATTTGTAATAAACCCAATGAATTGGTACATTCTGTGAATTGTCCTTGTACATTTGTTATTGATTCAATATCTGTTTTATCTAATTTTTTTGATTTCATGTTGTAACTTTCTTTTAATTTTATTATAATGAAAATTTATTTATAATCCAAACCTCCCTTTTAATGTATTGTAGTTGTGTAAAACTTCATTTGCTGATAAGGCGCGGTTGTATAATTGAAGACTTGCTATATTTGCATTTAAATTAGTGGAGGGAATATTATCTCTACCTATTTCAAAATTAGTATTACCTGATGCTGGGATTCCTGTTTGTGCTTGACTACTATTAAAAACACCATTTTGATATGCCTTTATTAAACCCTCAGATGTTGACCATGTAAAGGTCATATTATACCAAACACCTGTAGTAGTAGTAATAACAAATCTATTAATTCCTGCACCACCATTATTATACATATCCCATCTAGAAAATTGAGGTCTATTGTATATCCAAAACATATCAGCACTTCCTCCAGAACCTCCATAAAAATGCATTATTGGCATACCTGTACCACTACCTTGTTGTTGTTTATACCAAAGATTTACAGTATAAGCTGAATTAACCATATTCCATATTGATCCTAGATTTGAAAAACCTATATAACCATCAGTACCATCAAAATCAAATGAGGAAGGAGATCCATCTTCCCATGTTGCATCTGTAGATATAGAACCAGATACAGCAGTATCTACAGTATTAAATGTTTTTAAAGTACTAGTACTAGGTATAGTACTTGCCCTATTTGCAGCATCCATATTGAATACTAGCCCATCCGCTATTATTGGGGTTGATATTGAACCTCTTCTGATTCCCATATTATATTGATTTTATTATTGTTTTAATATTATAACCTGCATTTGTAGAGAAAGCTGCTAATTGTGCTTGACTTTCTGATACATGAACTTTCATAACTAAATCTGATGTTGAGCCAATATCAGTTGTGGTAGTCTCTGTGAAATTAAGACTTGAACCATTCCATACAGACATTATATTTCCTGCACGTGCGTTTGACCCCGAATGAGCAGTGTATTCAAAGAATGCTCCTCCATATGAACTTGTATCCAATCCATAAATTGACTGCGTTACGTTAGCGTTATTAGAACTTATGACTGCGGTTGTGTATAAAGATTGTGGTGATTTTCCTATGTAAACTTCTCCTGAAGCTGACGCTTCTAGTACTGGAAGACCTGATCGATCATTTGCAGTAAATATAACTCCATCTAAATCATCATCTATTGAAAATAATGTACCTTCTGATCCTATTACTTCAAATACTGTTGAACCTGATGATTCTACTGATAATCCTCCTGAACCTGTTATAGATAATGATCCTGTTATACCTGCGTTTCCTGTAAATGGGAATGGATCTGGTAAATTTGTTAATTGTGAACCATCACCTTTAAATGCCGAAGCTGTTATAGGACCATTTAATTCAAATATTGGAGTATACACATCACTTTCTAGTGTTATTTTACCAGTTCCGGAAGTATGAGCAAATGCAGCATGGTCATCTGCATTTGTAGTTCCCCAACCAATTTTATTAGTCGAATATAAATAAAGATTTTTCCATCTACGATTATAAAATCCTAAATCTTGTTGATTTGTCGCAACAGGTTTAAATGATGTGCCTAATTGAACTCCATAATCTGTTCCAGCTGCTTTATAAGTTAATGTACCTAACCCCGTAAGTGTTGTTTTATATGAGCCGCCACCATCTTTACTTAATATTAATGTAGATGTTGCAGCTCTTGCTGCTATTTCTAATGTTGGGTCTGACTCATCATAGAAAAAATCTAATCTATTTTCATAATTAGTAGATGCATCGCCTTCATGTATTGTAAAAGCAGATCCAGATGGCATTTCTATATCTATTGATCCAGATACATTTAATGA